AACGTATTGAGCTACAGCGATGGTGAGTATGTAGATGTCTATCAAAATGGTGTTTTGCTTAAACCTGCAACAGACTACACATCTACGTCTGGCACAACAGTTGTTTTGGTGACAGGGGCGTCATTAAATGATGTGGTAGAGATTGTAGCTTATGATGCGTTTACAATAGCTAACAGTTACTCCAAGTCAGAATCAGATACACGCTATCCTTTTCTTGGCAATAACAGTATAATACGAACAAATGGAAGTAGCGTTACAGCAGATATCACAATTCCAAGTGGTACAAACGGATTGTCAGCAGGACCTATAACAGTAACAAATGCTACAATCACAGTTAACGGAGTGTATACAATAGTATGACCAGTAGATTATTAGTAGATAAGATTGAGGGGAAGACTTCGGCAAGCACTGTGCAGATGCCTAGTGGTTCTCTTATACAATACAAATTTCAAGAAAGTTCAACAACAGTAGAAAATAGTGCAAACAGTTATGTTGCAACAGGTGTGTCTATTGCATTTACACCAAAATTTAGCACAAGCATTATACAAGTACATTGGGATGGTCATTTATTTAAAGATGCAAGTGCTGGAGGAGGTCTTGGGTATCAATTATACAAAGACAGTACAGCCTTACATGATGTTGGTGGTGATGCAGGTCCTCAACCTTATGAGCATTATAAAGATGAAACAAGAATTATTTCAAGGTTTTCAAGAACACATTCTGAAGTAGCTGGAAATACAAATTCACGAACATATACCTGTAAATTTAGAGGGTACAATAGTATGCGAGTAACCGTAAACGTTTCTGGTGCAGGTGGACACACAGAAGAAATAATGACAGTTATGGAGATAGCACAGTAATGGCAAGTGAACTTCATGTAGATGCAATAAAACATTCTGGTGGCACAAGTGCCTTGACGATAGATAGTAGTGGTCATGTCAGCCATCCAGTCAGACCCTATTTTAGTGTTCGGCAAAATGATGGTCAGTCGCTTGCGTCTGGTACTCAAACAACTATGCTACATGCGACATCAATAAGCCAAAGAGGAAACGACTATGATAGTAGCACTGGATTTTTTACTGCTCCTGTAACTGGGTTGTATAATTTTAATGCAGATGTTCAGATTTCTTCTGCTACTCAATGGCAGTTTTTTTTACAACATTCAAATTCTGGTGGAAGTGGTATAAGGGGTTATGTTGGCTTTAATGGTGCAAGTGGTGAAAAAACAACTATTGCAAGTCAATCACTTACAATCCAAATGACAGCAGGGGAACTGATGATGGTAAGAGTGACACACTTTTTAGGAAGTAATCAGAACATTTTTGGACACTTTCAAGGTTATTTTATAGGATAGATAATGGCATCAATACTTAAAGTAAATACCATACAAGACGCAACGAACTCAAATACGGCTATGACTATAGATAGCACAGGACGTGTGACCCAACCAAAAAAACCTGCTTTTCAGGCTTCTATAAACACGGCAGGTTGGTACGCTATATCTGACACAACTATTGTACCTTTTTCTGACACAAGTAATGGTAATAATTTTGATGTTGGTGGTGATTTTAACACGAGTAGTTATAGATTTGTTGCACCAGTTACAGGAAAATATCAATTTAGTGTTATAATATATAGTTTTAATAGTGACAGTGTTAATGCTTTTAATTTTTATAAAAATGGTTCAATTTTACAAGGTTCATCAAATCCTTATCAGCTTGTAGGGGGTCAGTCAGGGTCTGTTGACGAAACAATAACAGGTTCAATGATTGCTGATTTAAGTGCTAGTGACTATATGGATATAAGAGCAGCTACAGCGTCTGACTACTATGCCAATCTTTCGCATTTTAGTGGTCATTTAATAGGTTAGTATTATGAATGTAGAATTAAGATACTTTAGAGCAGTTAGAAATAAAAAACTTGCAGACAGCGATTGGACACAAGCACCAGATAGTCCACTGTCTGATACGAAGAAAGCAGAATGGGCTACATACAGACAGGCACTTAGGGATTTAACAAAGACAGCAACACCTAAGTTCTTACCTAATAGTCCTAACTTGGACGAGTCTGATTTTCCAGAGGAACCAAAATGAGCAAAGCAGCAGAATTAGCAAATCTTATAGGCAACATCAACGCAGGGGGTGGTGGAGTAAACAGGAATGTCATCATTAATGGGGCAATGAATGTGGCACAGAGAAATACCTCCGTTACAGGAGCAGGGGACTATAGTGATGCTACGAAAATAGGATATCTTACCTGTGATAGATGGACAATAGGTGGCAATAATACTAATACAAGATATACAATCTCACAAGACAGTTCTGCTCCTAGTGGAACTGGTCTAGCAAACAGTTTGAAGTTAGCCTGTACTACTGCTGATACAAGTGCTTTTGCTAGTGAAGAAATTGTTTTAACACAAAAAATTGAAGGGCAAAACGTACAAGGTTTTTGCAAAGGAACATCAGACGCTAAACCTTTTGCTGTTAGCTTTTACGTTAAAGCAGATTCAAGTGCAACTTATGTAGCTGAATTATTTGATGCAGATAACACTCGTCATGTTTGTAGTACGTTTAGTGTTACAACAGATTGGACAAGAGTAGAAATTTCGTTTCCTGCTGACACCACAGGAGCATTTAATGATGACAATGGAGATAGTCTTTACTTAAACATATGGTTGCAAGCAGGAACAGATTTTACGAGTGGCACATTACCTTCCACATGGGCTTCCAAAACAAATGCAAATAGAGCCGTAGGTATTTCTAAATTTGGTAGTGCAACAAGTGATACATTTTTTCTTACAGGTGTTCAGATAGAAATAGGGCAGAACCCAACAGAGTTTGAGTCAGAGCCTTTTGAAACAACATTTAAAAAATGTCAAAGATATTTTCAAGCGTGGGATAATGATGGAGAGCCTGTAGGAGCAGGGTTGTTTTATGGAAGTAATCAAATATTAGGACATATGCCTTTTAGAAAAACTATGAGGTCTGCTCCATCTGTCACAGTATCTAATGTAAATTGGCTAAGAGTTTATGTACCCGGCAGTTCTGCAAATTCAAACTCAACTACATCACATCTTGATAATATTAAAACAGAAGGGGCTAGGATTAATGTGGGTGTATCAGGCACTTCAGGACATGGAATGTACTCTCAAATACAAGGAAGTTATTATGCGTATCTTTCAGCAGAGCTATAAGGAAAATTTATGAAAGATATTAAAGAAGCAAAATATTTTAAAAGTATAGATAACGACATTAACACTGTTATAGTTACATACAAGTCTAGTGAATCTATGACCTTTGTTCCTATGGATGAGGGTAACTCAGACTACGCAGAAATACTAAAACAAGTTAAGGAAGGCACACTGACAATTAAGGACGCTGACTAATGCTTGGCTTTGGTGCAATATCGGAAGTCTCTATTGCAGAACTTCCCGGTGCTTTTGTACCAGTAGCCGGAATAAACATTGCAAGTGCTCTTGGCAGCGTTGGTATCACTGCTTTAGGTGCAGCCGACGCTATTGGTGTTTCTGGGACCACGGGCCTCGGCACAATTTCGGTTACAGGGGACGCAAATATAACGGTAGCAGGATTTTCTGCTACACTTTCATTAACAAGTGTTATAGTATGGGGTAAGATTATTCCTGCTCCGGGAACGTCTTACACGGCTATAACGCCATCGAGCAGCCCAACGTGGACAGAAAAAAACACGGGCGTCTCGCAGACTTGGACAGAAGTAGCATAAGAGGTAAGATATGGGATCAACATTTACGGATAATGGTGGCATAGAAAAGATCGGTCTTGGTGAACAAGCCGGTGCTTGGGGCACCACAACAAATAATAACTTTGACATTGTAGACAGACTTATAAACGGGGTAGGTACTATAACCCTGTCTGGTACAACACATACCTTAACCACAAGTGACGGTAGCTTATCGGACGGAATGTTTAAGGTTTTGGTTTTAGCGGGATCACCTTCAGGAACAAATACGATTACTATTAGTCCAAACAACGCGGACAAACTATATTTTGTTAAAAACGGTACCGGCCAGACGGCTACCTTTACGCAAGGGTCAGGTGCGGATGTTAGTGTGGCATCAGGTAAAGGCGCTATAATATTTGCTGACGGCGCAGGTTCTGGAGCTGCCGTAACAGACCTAACCGCTTTGTTTGTAAACAGTCAGGCCATAGATGGCGCAGTAATAGGTGGTACAACCCCGGCCGCAGGTACGTTTACCACTTTAACGGCAAACACTTCTATTTTACCGGATACCTCTGGAGGAGCGGACATAGGGTCTACCTCAGCAGAATTTGGAGACATCTATATCGCTGACGATAAAAAGATACATTTTGGTAACGATCAAGACGCTAGTATTGAATATGACGAGGACGGCACAGATAAGCTTGTTGTTACGGGTAACGTGACGTTTGCGGACGGTTCTACAGATGTGGACATTGCATCACATGATACCTCAAATGGGCTAAAACTTGGGGGCACTTTGGTTACGGCGACTGCGGCCGAACTAAACATCATGGACGGTGTCACGGCTACAAAAGATGAATTAAATCTTATGGACGGTGTCACAGCTACCACGGCAGAGTTAAACCATACTGATGGTGTAACGAGTAATATACAAACACAATTAAACGCTAGACTAACCTCGGTTGGAGCAACAGATCCTATAGAATCTTCGGGAGGCACAACCCCCACTATTTCTATAAAGAACGATTTTATCCAAAACACCTCCTCTGCCATATCCTCTGGAACCACAACTAGCTTTACAGCAAGCACTTACCCTACTTTTATTTCTGGCAGCACTGTGTCTTCTGGTGGAGGTACGTTTACAGTAACTATCGGTGGATCCGGTCATACTTTAAATATGACAGATGGAGATAGTGGAACAAGAGATACATTCGCTACTTTATTACCCGCAGGAGCAACAATATCGGGTAATAGTTTTCAATTTGTAGCTGTGCAATTAAGGCCCGGCTGATGCCTTTAACTGCTCTTAAATTTAAACCCGGTATTAACAGAGAATCAACGTCCTATTCTAACGAGGGCGGTTGGTTTAATGGCGATAAAATACGTTTTCGGTTTGGCAACGTAGAAAAGATAGGCGGGTGGTCCGCGTACAGTGATAGCACGTTCTTAGGCACCTGTCGTGCCTTGTTTAGTTGGGTAGCTTTGGATGCTACAAAATATTTAGGTATAGGCACTAATCTCAAATATTACATAGCCGATGGGGGTCAGTATAACGATATTACACCAGTGCGTTCTACAACAGGTGCGGGGGACGTTACCTTTGCGGCTACAAACGGTAGTTCTGTTATTACGGTAACCGATGCTGCCCACGGTGCTAATCTAAATGATTTTGTTACTTTTTCTGCTGCTGCATCGTTGGGCGGTAATGTAACAGCAGCAATACTAAACGCCGAACACCAAATAACCTCTGTTACAAATAACAATATTTACACTATTACTGTAAGTGTCTCGGCAAACGGATCGGATACAGGTAATGGAGGTGGCTCTACCGTGGGTGCGTATCAAGTAAACACGGGCCTCGATACGAACTTCTTTGGCACAGGTTGGGGTGCCGGTGTATGGAACGGTGTAGACACTGATGAGTTAACTACAACTATAGCAGAGGACCTTACTAATTCTGAAACCGATGTAACGGTGGCTAGTGCCACGGGTATTTCTACGTCGGATGTGATAAATATCTCAGGGGAACTTATGCTAGTTACTGGGATATCAAGTAATGACTTGACGGTTACAAGGGGTCATGGCGGTACAACAGCCGTGGCGCACTCTAGTGGCGAGCTTGTGCGATTGGTCTTGGGAAACGCGACAGCGGCCGACGACACCGTAACTTTGATAAACGATGGTAGTGGCTTATCGGCAACAGCTACAACTGTCACCGTAGACTCAGCAGCAAACTTTACGGCCACCGGTTATATTAAGATAAATGACGAGATTATTGAATACACAGGTAAGACCTCTACCACCTTTACGGGTTTGATACGGGGCTCGCTTAGTACGACAGCGGCCGCACACGCGGACAATGATGCTGTGATAGAAGCGGCTTTTGGTTGGGGTATGCCGGCAGAGGGCACGGTATCGGGTGCGGTGCTAACTAATTGGACACATGACAACTTTGGTGAGGACCTTTTAATAAACATAAAGAACGGCGGCATATTCTATTGGGATCGGACCTCGGGCACCTCATCACGAGCCGTGGCCCTTTCCTCTCTATCAGGGTCTAATTTAGCCCCAACGGTTGCAAAACAGATTATGGTATCGGACCAAGACCGTCATGTTATAGCGTTTGGCTGTGACGGTGAGACATCAATCGGAACACAAGACCCACTGCTTATACGCTTTGGAACACAGGAAAGCTTATTAGATTTTCAGACATCACCCACCAACACAGCGGGAGAGCTTCGAATATCTACCGGTTCGGAGATTGTGGTGGCCATACAAACCAAGCAACAAATACTGATATTTACAGATGTATCCCTCCACGGTATGCAGTTCTTGGGGCCACCCTTTACTTTTGGACTGACCGAGATATCACGAAATATTACAATAGCAAGTCCAAATGCAGCGGTCGCCGTGAATGACTTTGTTTTCTGGATGGGCTCCAAAGAGTTCTATGTATACGGTGGTACGGTGCAACGACTACCCTGTACTGTGTTGGATTATGTATTTAGTGATTTTAACCGGGACCAGATAGGCAAGGTATATTCTGGTCACAACAGTTCTTATGGTGAGGTATGGTGGTTCTACCCATCAAAGAACAGCACAACAAATGATCGTTATGTTATATACAATTATCAGGAAAAGCTCTGGTATTTTGGCACATTAAACCGCACAGCGTGGGTAGATAGGGGTATAAACCAGTATCCGATAGCCGCGAGTACAGATAATAAACTATATTACCACGAGTTCGGGCAGGACGATGGCAGCACTAATCCTCCCTCTGCTATCTCTGCCAACGTCGAGTCAAGCCAAATGGACATAGGCGATGGCGACAAATTCACTCTTGTACGGCGTGTTCTGCCCGACATTACTTTTAGAGACAGCACAAACGAAACACCACGAGTCAATATGGTGGTAAAAACCCGTAATTTTCCGGGAGTCACGTTTAACGAAACGTCTAGTAATCAGGTAGCGCAGTCTGTATCCACACCTGTCGAGCTCTTTACCGAGCAGCTTCATGTACGGTTACGTGGTCGTTCTTTTGCTTTTCGGGTTGAAAGTGACGTTACAGGCGTTATGTGGAGACTAGGCACACCGAGACTTGATGTAAGACCAGATGGACGTAGATAATGAGCACACGTAATATACCGGCCCCGTTTTTTCCTTATCCGCCACAACAATATGACCAAAATTACTTTTCGGATATTGTGAGATCGTTTGCATTGTATGTTGAACAACAGCGCAACCCCGGCGAATCACGGGCCACGAAACTTACGTTTACCGGTTTACCCTCAGGTAATGACAAAGATTTAGAGAACGGCGCCTTGTTTGAAGTTGACGGATTTGTTAAGATAAGTAAGGTTAACCGACCACATTGCGCTAGTAATTCTGCCACAAGTGGGTTAGGATCAGTAACAGTAACAATAGGATAGTTATGGGCGAAGCACTTAAAACCTTTTCATTTCCAGTCGGTGGCATAGCCGACTTCTATCTGGAAGACCACGAAAAAGAAGCTTTATACAAAGAAAAGGCGCAAGAAAACTTCGGCTCTGATGGCTTAGGCGCTATCCAAGATGTTGCAGTGCGCATGGCCTCCTACGGCCGCTACGGTGATGACAAGCTCGTTCATGCTGAAACAGGCGAGCTTGTTGTCCCGAAGGCACTTATAGATAAAAACCCAAAATTAAAAGACTCTATCTTTAATCA